GAAACGTAGTAACATCTGAAAACACAGAGGAAAGCCATAAAGAGGTAATTACTTCACAGATACCAGACCAATTAGCACAAATATCTGATGATGATAACACAGAAGCAATTAAAGACCATTTTAAGTTTGTTTTAGCAAATGACTTTTATAAAGATGAGTTAAGCGCGGAGCAGATTACAGAAATGGAAAGTTATTTGCCGAGTGATTACCAAGACGATTACGAAGATTTACCGAAATAATTTATATATTTGCATAAAACAAAATTATGGAAATTTCAAAAGAACAAATCGCAAGGGTTAACCAAGTCATTAACAACATGCCAATTGCGGTTTTGTCACAAGCGCAACAAATAGTTGCTATCTTAAATGAATCAATTGAGGTTGAAGAAAAAACAAATGATTAATCATTTTTAATTTTTGTATTTTTGCTAAAAACAAATACTTATGTCATTAGCAGACGACGCAAAATTGTTATTAATTCCAACGGCTTACAATACATCAAAAGTTTATTCAGTATTTCCGACGGACGGCGACGGCGATTTCACATATACACGAAGCGGCGACGCGTCAAGGGTTAATCCTGGCGTTTTAATTGAAACGGTCGGAACAAATATTCCGCGAATAGATCACACCGGCGGCGGTTGTCCTTCGCTTTTACTTGAAGCAGAACGCACAAATAATACAACATATTCAGAGGATTACACACAAACAAGTTATTGGGGTGATGTTATTGATGTTGTTGCTACTAAAGACGAAGCGATTGCACCGGACGGAAATTTTACCGCAAACAAAATACAAGCAAATAGCGGCACAAACTTTAAGATATTAAGAACAAACGCTTTTACAATTCCAAGTGGTGTAACTATGTCAATGTTTGTTAAAAAAGGCAATCACGATTACATTATATTCAAGGCTCAAGGCGATTATGAATTTAATTTATCTACTTTACAATTTAATCAAAGCTATTCTAATGTAGGCTATGAGGATTACGGAAATGGTTGGATAAGATTATACGCTACAACTTCTTCAAGTGTTTTGTCTTATTTTGGTATATATTTAACTGATAGCAGTTTTAATCAATCGTGGGCTGCAACAGGAAGTGAGTTTGTTTATGTTTGGGGTGCTCAATATGAAGTTGGGGATTATGTTTCGAGTTATATCAAATCCAATAGTGGAGTCACAACCACAAGATTAAAAGACGAATGTTTTAACGGTGGCGATGCTGATTTATTTGACATTACAGAGGGTACTTTTTTTGTAGATGCAAATAATTTTGGTACTCCTTATTTGGCTTATAATATGATTACTTTAAGCGATGGCAGTAGTAACCTTGTGAGGTTTATATATGAAAGTAGCAGAATAAGAACATCAGTTGAAAATGGTTCATCACAACAAGATTATTTTATTACTGGTGTAAATGGTAATGAAAGAAATAAAGTAGCTATAACGTTTAAAAAAGATCAGTTTAAAGTATATCATAACGGAGTTTTAAAAGATACAGACACAAGCGGAGATATACCGACCGGATTAGATAAATTAAACTTCGCAAGTCAAAGCGGTACAAGTAGAAATTTTGAAGGCAAGGTTTACGACACAAGGGTTTATGATAAAGTATTGACAGAAACGGAAGCAATTAAATTAACAACACTTTAAAATGGCGCATATAGTTAAAAAATACGAGTTTGAAAATGAATCAATAGTTTATTCGTTAATTACTAATTTAGGCGTTGAAACCGACGACGACGGCAACGAATATCCAATACATAAAAACGCAATAGTAAAATTAGGAAATATTGTTGTAACGCCTGGACAATACGACGAACAAGGCAATGAAATCACACCGCCGGTTTTATATGATAAATTTTGCGTTGACGTTTTATGGCGCGATGAAAACGATTCAGCGATTGCGAGTTGGTCCGCGTACGAAATAACAATACAAGACGAAGGCGTCCACAAGTTCGCCGGCATTAACTATATAACGGATTAATAAAATAAATAATTCGTATATTTACAAAAAATTTAATAAACTTTAAAATATAAAAATATGGCTACTACGGGAGTTTTTAACGGAACAAATTTAATTTTAACAATTGAGGGCGATACAGTTGGACACACAACAAGTTGTTCAATGTCTTTGTCAATGGACACACCCGAAGCAACAACAAAAGATTCAAACGGATTTTCTGAATATATCGGCGGCGTAAAAGGCGGCGAAATATCATTTGAAGGTTTAGTTGCTTATGATGATACTGCAAACGCAATTGAATTTGCTGATTACCTTTTGGCGCGTACACAATTGACTTGTGTATTTGGAACGGCCGAAACCGGCGACGCGGTATATACTGCTGAAGGCTTTTTGTCAAGTGTTGAAATGTCCGCAGAAATGGAAGCGGCCGTCACTTATTCCGGTTCAATTACAATCACCGGCGCAATTACTAAATCAACAAACTAAAATTTTAAAAGTTTATTATTTTGGCCGCCGTCATTTTTTGGCGGTGGCTTTTTTTATTTATTAACGACAAACAAATATTAAAATGGCAAACAAACACAAAGGTTACATCGACATCAATGTCGGTGGCAAAAAACGAACACTTCACTTTTCAATGAATTTTTGGTCGGAATTTACCGAGCAATTAGGCGTTTCACTTCAAGACATTGGAAATGTTTTTCAAAACGGAATATCATTAAAAGGTTTACGCGCTTTAATTTATTCAGCTATATTAGCAAACGATCAAGAACAAGGCAATGAAATTGATTACAATGTTTATTCGGTTGGCGCATGGTTAGACGAATTACAAGCCGAAACAATAAATAAAATTGTTGAAACAATGTTAGAATCAAAAATTTTAGGTAATAGTTTAAGCGGCGAAATCAAACCAACGGGAAAGCCGAAGCCGTCAAAAGCCAAATAACATTCCAAAGTTTAACCGATTATTATATTGGTTTAGTAGGCGTACACCCAAATGATTTTTGGCGGCAAACCTGGCGAGAAAATGCGCTATTGGCGGAAAATTATCACAACAATATAAATTTGAATTGGGAACAAACGCGATATTTAGCAGCAATGATTCACAACGTTCAATGTTCTAAAAAATCGCAAATGATAAAACCGGAAAAATTGTTCGAATTACCGATAGACCAAAAACGTAAAGTTGAACGCGCAAAACCAAAGTCAACGCGTGAACAAATGGAAGCGTTTGAATTAAAATATAAATCAATGACAAAGAAAACGACGTTAAAATAAAAGCGTCTTTTTTTTTGTATTTTTGTTTAAAATATTCTTATGGCCGAATCAAATTTAAAAGTTAATATTACCGGCGATTCGTCGAAATTAAATAATGCGTTAAGTTCAGCGAGTTCAAAACTTCAAGCGTTTGGATCTAAAATGCAAAGCGTTGGGCGTTCAATGTCTACTAAATTGACATTGCCAATAGTTGCAGCCGGTGCGGCCGCGACAAAATTGGCATTGGATTTTGATAAGTCAATGACGCAAATTGAATCTTTGGTTGGTATTGCGGCGGACAAAGTTTCTGAAATGAGTGAAACCGCAAAGAAAATGGCAACAGATACGGGACGAAGTGCAAACGAAGCGGCAGAAGCATTGTTTTTTATTACGTCGGCGGGTTTACGAGGCGCGGACGCAACCGACACATTAAGCGCGTCGTTAAAAGCGGCGGCCGTTGGATTAGGCGAAACAAAGACAATTGCAGATTTAGCAACGTCCGCAATGAACGCGTATGGCGTTGAAAATCTTAACGCTACTAGCGCAACCGATATTTTGGTTGCATCGGTTCGTGAAGGTAAATTAGAGGCGTCAGAATTAGCCGGTGCAATGGGCGGAGTTATTCCGTTGGCGTCAAATATGGGCGTTGAATTTAACGAAGTCGGCGCGGCATTGGCTGCAATGTCAAGAACCGGAACAAACGCCGCAGTTGGTGCAACACAATTGACCGCAATTTTAGCGTCTATAAAAGCACCAACAGTGCAAAGCGCCGAAGCAATGTTGGCGTTGGGTACTTCACAAGAAGAAATCGCGCAATCATTAGAACAAAAGGGATTAATGCCTACGTTGTTAGATTTGTCAAACCGTTTAAAACAAACGGGAATGGACGCAAAGGCAATATTCCCAAATCTTCGAGCATTAAAAGGTGTTTTAGATTTAACCGGAAAAGGCGCCGCAGATAATGAAAAAATATTTGACGCGTTAAATAATACATTAGGCGCAACCGACGAAGCGTTTGAAAAAACGTCACAATCGGCATCATTCCAATTTACAAAAGGAATGGCAACAATGAAAAATTCCTTAATGGAAATCGGACAAATAATTTTGCCGGCAGTTGTTAAGGGGGTTACAAAATTGTCAACATTTGTAAAAGGTTTAGCGGATTCATTTAAAAATTTATCGCCACAAACACAAAAAATCATTTTATCATTGACTGGTATTTTAGCGGCGGCCGGTCCTATGCTTATAATATTCGGTAAAATAATGACGGGCCTTTCGGCATTAGGTCCAATATTAACAATAGCCGCAACCGGATTTCGAGTTTTAACAATGGCAATGGCTGCAAACCCTATTATTGCAATTGCGGGCGCGATTGCTTTGGTTGTAACGGCTTTAAATAGCTATACAAAGGCACAAAAAGAAGCGACGGCGGCATCTGTTTCGAAATTAGATTCAAAAGCAATTGACAATCGTTTAAAAGCCGCTGAAGAAGAATTGGCGTATTTAGATACATTAGAAGGTAAAAGGCGTTATTCGATAAGCGC